GGTCGCCAGACTAGCAAATGTTGGAAAAGTCGCGCCCGAAATCAGGGACGAGGTTGATGCCCTTGTGTTTGCAGCGGAGCAAGCCGAATGACCGACACAGAACGCCTAGCCCGCTTAGAGGCCCGCACAGACGAGCAGGAGCGCAGGCTAGAGCGTATCGAAGAAAAAATTGATGGCCTACTTGAGCTGGCCGCCATCGGTAAGGGCGCTGGCTGGCTGCTGATCAAGATCGGCGCTTTACTGGCCGGTTTTTTGGCTGCAGGCGCATGGGTTTTAGAGCAGCTTAGAATCTAAAATGTCAATTATGAAGCACCGCACTGGTGCGCGCGGAGAAGCCATCGCAATCGCGTGGCTAATCAGCCGCGACTGGTACGTCTTCAAATGCTTTCAATCGCACTCACCAGCCGACATCGTTGCGATCAAAATGCAAGGGTCGCGGCCAGCTCAGGTGCTGATGCTCGAAGTTCGCTACCAGGGCATCGAGAGCGGAAGACCTGAAGGGCTGTCCTACAATCAACTTAAAGCGGGCGTCAAACTGATGATCGTCCATCACGATGGCCACGTTGACTTAGACCCAGAGTGGTCGCGGAGAAGCAATGCGAAAAAATCTCAACCGACGCCCGACACAGATCAAGAGCTTTGATCAATTCGACATTGCAATCAGCCACGACCCAGAAACCAACCGAGTGTGTGAGGTCTTCATTGTCGGTCGAGGCAAAGAAGGCTCGCCGCTATCTGACACGCTGTACGAGGCTGGCTGTTGGATATCTGAGACAATTCAAAATTCTGACGAGGAAATTTTATGCTGACGCTTTTGGGGAGTTCGCTTGGGTTTCTATCGGCGCTAGCGCCGAGGGCGTTTGACTATTTTCAAGAAAAGGCAGACCGCGCTCACGAGCTGGCCATGATCGACCGCCAGATGGAGCAAATGAAGCAGCTCAAGCTAGAGGAAATCAACGCCCAGGCTGACATCGCTGAAACCCGTGCGATCTATCGGCATGACAGCTCGATCAAATCATCGACCTTTATCAACAACCTGCGTGGTTCGGTAAGACCGGCAATCACATACCTGCTTGTTTGCTGCCTCATTGCGATCAAGTTTTGTGGCCTGTACGCGCTTATCGCGATTGAAGGCATGGCGGTCTATCAAGCGTTACCGGCAATCGCTGATGATCAGTTTAACGCCATGATTGCTGCGGTGATCAGTTTCTGGTTTGGCAGCCGTGCGATGAACCGCAAATGAATACGGACGCAATTCAAAATCTCTCGCTCGATATCGTCAATCTGATTGAGCCATTGGTGGCCGTCACCATCGCTCTGACGATTGGTTTGGCCCTGAAAGATTGGGTTGTTAACGCCATCGCCGGCCTAAAGTTCAAGTGGTCTGAAGCCTGGGCTGAGGGTCAGAAGGTGTATATCGACGGCGAAGAAGCAACCATTATAAAGATCTCGACAAGCGAAACTGTGTTTGCGATTCGCAATGGCCGTGGCCTGGTTTGGCGGCACGTCGCAAACGAAAAAATCCGCAGCCTCAAAATTGAACGCATCATTGAGCGCCCAGATGAAAATCAGTCAAACGGGCATTGACCTCATTAAAGACTTTGAGGGGTTTCACGCTGAAAGCTACTTATGTCCGGCTCAAATTTGGACACAAGGTTGGGGTAGTACGTCTGGCATCACAGCAGACACACCACCGATTACGATGGCCGAAGGCGAGGCGTTGCTCAAGCGTGACTTAGTTAGGTTTGAACGCGCGGTGCATCGGCTATGTCCGGTGCCGCTAACGCAAGGCCAGTATGATGCGCTTGTTTCATTCAGCTTCAATCTCGGCTCGGGCGCTCTACAGAGCAGTACGCTTCGGCGTAAGATTATGCGCGAAGATTATCTCGGAGCCGCCGACGAGTTCCCCCGATGGGTGTTTGCCGCAGGACGCCGCTTGGCGGGCTTGGTGCGACGTCGAGAAGCCGAGAGAGTATTGTTTTTATCGGACATGGAGGATGCGGCATGAAGCACGCAAAAGAGATCATGGTCATCGCCATGATTTTTGGCGTTTTCCTGCTGCTGACCGTCATCATTGTTGGTGATTATTACATCGCTCTCCGTGAGCATAGACCGCCAGACGAGAGCGTGATCACACTTTTAAAGATGACGCTGACGGGCGTTATAGGCGTCATTGCAGGCTATCTTGGCAGGTAGTTTTCGCTTGTCTTATTCAGAAAGTGAAGGGATTGGATTGGCGCAAGGTGTCGCAACCCCTTCACTATACTGAGTGAAGGGGTTGCATGTTCACTTGAAGGCGCTGCCTTCCACTAAAGTCTGTTAGTTTCCAATAACTTCCGTATGCCTGTCATTACTGGGGGTGAAGGGGTCGTCAGTTCAAATCTGGCCGCTCCGACCAATTTTTCAATGACTTAGCGGAAACTATTGTGCAGTGCAATATGTTCACTTGAACATAAAACTGTGACAAAAATAACACAGTAGACCCCTTCATATGTTTAGGGCCACTGCAGCGTGGCGCAGAAAATCGGGGCTAAACCGCGCATAAACAGACTCAGTGATTTTGGTGTTTGTGTGGCCAAGGAATTGCGAGATTTGCGACATCGGTACGCCGCCTTCCGCCATCCAGACCGCCGCCGTGTGACGCAAAACGTGCGGCGTCACGTCAGCAAGCTGCGGCACCTTTTTAACCCGCCGGCGGAACGCGATGTCAATGCGCTTGATTGGGCTGCAATTATATTCGACGACGTGATCAGTCACCGCAACCGACTTTGCCTCACGCAGCCGATCATATAAGTTGTCGGTCATTGGCACGACGGCGCGTCGCTTGTTCGCCGCCCCGCCGTCGCCGCGCAGGTCTACCAGCTTGCGATCAAAGTCTACCTGAGACCACTTCATCTGGCAGATCGCCGACTTGCGGGCGCCGGTGGCGATGGCGATCTCTACAAACAGCGCCAGGTGGTCGGTCGGCGCGACCGCGCTACGGAGCAGCTTGAACTCCTCGCGCGTCAGATACCTATCGCGTGGCGGTGGTGGAGGTGGCATCTCAAATACAAAACTTCGATGGCCCTCGGGTGCGTACTTTCTAACCGCCGCTTTAAGGCACGCCAGCTCGCGCCTGATTGTTGCGTTGCCAGCTCCTGCGTTGCGGCGTCGCTGAATGTAGGCTTGGCACATCGGCACCGAAATCTTGTTGGTGTCGAGGTCGCCGAAAAACGGCAGCAGGTGTTTTTCTCCGTAGTGCTCCCGCCCTTTTGGACTGCCGATCTTGTAGCTGCGCCAAACCGCCTTGACAGTTGCCTCAGTGACATCGGTCTGCTGGGCCTTGTATTCGGCGAGAAGCTGTTCTGCCTTGTCTCGATTTTCTAAATTGTATGCGAGGCCTAAGCCGTAACGTCTAAGACGCCACTCGACGCCGGTTGCGCCTTCGCATGGTTCGTACCAATGCACGGCGTATCGTCCACGGTATTTTCCGAGCTTGATTGTTGTGTCCATCCTTCATGCTTCCTAATTTCTGTTTCAATAAACCTGATTTGTCTGCCCACCTGGAAGTGGGCGATCTCACCTTTGCGCACCATCGTTCTAATAGTCTTAGGGTCTACGCCCCATCGCTCAGCGAGTTTTCCTACCGTAAATAAGCGCGAGTCCATTGTGAATCCCTTTTAAAAAGTGCTGGCGACGAGATGGCCATGGGGAACATACAACCCCTATCGAGTCTGAATTGGCACGCACTCGCCGCCAGCTATCGGGCTGAGGATGCGAAGCTCAGCCAGATTTCGTTTTCAATCCTTGCGGCTGAGCCACTGGCCGCCGCTGCACGCATGTAGCAATCTGTGATGTCTTAGCCATGTTGATGGCTATCATTTGCTCAACACACTGCTGCATCGTGTCCATCTCGATACGGTCCTGGACAAGAATGAAAACACGCGACTCAAGCGTCATCAGTAAGCCCAGGACCATAAAGATGTTCATGCGGCAGTCTCAGCAATCGGCCGGGGACTGCTGATCAAATAATATTCAACCCAATGGTTTTTGCCGTCTGACTTCCTTTGACTTTCGATGACATAACCCATTGCACGCAGCTCAAAGATGCGAGCTGCAAGGCGTTGAATGTCGTACTCCTCAAACATGCCCCGCGCTGTCACGCCGTAGCCATTTTTTAAAAGCTCAACAATCTGTTGACGTTGCTGGCTAAACCGTCCTGACATTTTAAGCTCCTTCTTCATCGTCTTCTGTGAATGTCTGAATTTCTCCGAGGCAGGCTGCGTAGC